CCTTCAGCTTCTGTTTCCGCCTCTCCTTCAGCTTCTGTTTCCGCCTCTCCTTCAGCTTCTGTTTCCGCCTCTCCTTCAGCTTCTGTTTCCGCCTCTCCTTCAGCTTTTCCTTCAGCTTCTCCTTCTGTTTCCGCTTCTCCTTCTGTTTTAATTTCACCTTCAGCCTCTCCTTCCGTTTCAGCCTCTCCTTCTGCTTCTGAACCTGCTTCTTCTTCGGATATGTTTTGGAAATATTCTGTTTTATAAAAATAATCTACAAGGATAAAACTTGCAAAAACCACACATATTATTAAAACCATATCTCTTGAAAATATTTTTTGTGAAGGTATCATTTTTAATAATACATAAATAATACCTAAAAAAATGATATATTTTACTAAATCTTTTAATGTAAAAACTAAATTCATTATAATTTATTGTAGAAATAAAATTTAAATTAATTTTAAGGGATAAAAATTAAGTTAAAAAATTTAAGGAGTTAATAAACATTTGAATAAAACAAAACACGTTACAAAGAATGTAACAAATAAGGCTTTAAATGTTTCTTCTTGTATACTATTAAATTGAATGTTGTAATCAGCTTTAAAATCTAAATATATTACTAATGATGTAAATACAATTAAACCTTTGAAGATAGAATCATACAAGTTGTTATAAACGGTCATTTTATTTTTCTTGGAAACTTTCATTAAATAATTATAAATAAATTGAACTAAAGCTATTAACAATCCAATATAACCATTTGTTAACATTTCTGTTTGAGTAATGTATGGTAAATAAGAGAGAGTGTAAGGAACTATAAATTTTAGAGTTAATAAAATTAAAATTAAATTGACTAATTTATTCATTATCATAAGTTAGATAATTTATTTCTTTTTTCTATATATTTTTTTTATTATATAAAATTATTAAAATTAAAATTACAATAATTAACAACAAATTTATACAATACATAATAAATAATAATGATACATAAGGATAAATTTTTTCTGTAAAACTAGAAAATATTGGATTTAAAATTTCATTTTCTAGTTTTTCCTTATTTTCTTCTTTTTTAAATTCAATAATTGCTTTTTCTATTAAATCTTTCACTAATTGGTCGATCATATCTATATTTTGATTGATATAAAACAAATTATTAAACATATAAAATTAAAAAAAAGTAAAATTAAATTTATTGCCAGTGACTTGATTGCCGATACTCAAAAGCTACAAAATAATAAAAAGATAAAACGGTATATTAAATGATTCTAAAATAAGGTAGGATATTGTAAATTATGTTTTTCAGCAGCTTTTTGAAAACAAATATGATAACTATATACTATCCATCCTACAATTATGCAATTTATAACTATATTTATCGTTAATCCTGCGTAGGAAAAATTAGAAAACATAATCAATGAAGTACCTACTGTCCATAATAATGCGATTTTTAAATAATCAGTTAATGCATACGCTGCATTTTGAAGAGTTTCTTGGTCTTTTGAAAAATTCATTACTGAAAATTTAGAACTCATTTCAACGGAACCAATAGAGAATTGAATGGATGCAAATAAAATTGCTTCACCGATAGCTTTATAGTTAAGAAATTCATTACTCATTAGTATAGAAGAGATTTTTAATATTTTTATATGTAAAAATAATTTGGTTTAAATAAAAATATTATTAAAATATTTTTTTTGTTATAGAAAAATTGATTTAAAAAAATCTTATTATAAAGATAATCTATATTAATTAAATAAATGTCCTCAGAATCCAAATATTATAGTGAAGAAATAAAAAAAATTGTTAAATTAGAATTTAATATCTTGACTAATAAAGAGATTAAAAGTTATTCAGCTGTAAGTTCTGACCCGTTCGGAATAAATTTGGCTGAAGCTTATGAGAATTATGAACCAAAGAAAGGTGGATTAGTCGATTTAAGATTAGGAACGTGTGACCCTTATTTAAATTGTACAACTTGTGGGTTAAATTATTTAGAATGCCCTGGACATTTTGGCCATATTGATTTGGCAGAACCTGTTTTCCACTATGGTTTTTTAGACCATTTAAAAACGGTTCTTCAATGTATCTGCACCAAATGTTCAAACATTTTAATTGAAAAAACTGATGCTCATTTTAAGAAAGCTTTGTTAAAAAGAGCAGAGGCTAGATTTAAAGAAATTAAAATTTTAACAAAGAATATTAATTTTTGTTGGAATTGTGGAACACCTGTTCCTAAAATTAGAAAAGAAGTAAATTCAAGCAAAGTTTCTATCAGTTTAATATTAGAAAGAGAAGTTGGAGCAAATGTAACCGATGAAAAAACTGGCGAAGTTGTGGAAGAAACCAAAAAAATATTAGAAGTTTTATCACCAAGAGATTGTTATAATATTTTAAGAAATGTTTCCGATACTGATTGTTTATTATTAGGATTTAACCCTAAATCGGCCAGACCAGAAGACTTGATTATTAGTCAATTTCCAGTTCCACCGGTAATTATTCGTCCAACCTCTAAGATAGACTTTTTTGCATCTTCTACTATGGAAGATTCATTAACATTAAAAATATCTGATATTGTTAATGCCAATCAAAGACTTAGAGCACAATTGGATAAAGAAACGGTAGATAATGATATAGCAAACTTTTCTAATACCAATCATACCCTACTTCAATATCAAGTTGCTGTCTTTTTTGATAATGAATCAATTTCTTTACCTAGGTCAGAATTCAAAACAGGTAACCCTACAAAAAGTATTTCTGATAGAATTAAAGGAAAAGGAGGTCGTGTTAGAAGCAATCTAATGGGTAAACGCGTTGATTTTAGTGGTCGTTCCGTTATTACTCCAGACCCTTACATTAATATTGACCAACTTGGTGTTCCTAAGAAAATTGCAATGGAATTAACAATACCAGAAGAAGTTACACCATATAATATTAAACATTTAACTTCTCTAGTTAAAAATGGAAGAGAGGTGTATCCAGGTGCCAATTTTGTATTAAGAGTAAATTATAGAGACGGCAAGTCTGAAGTTCAAAAAATAGATTTGAAATATCGTAAAAAATCAATTAGATTGAATGTTGGTGATATTGTAGAAAGACATTCAGTAAATGGTGATTATGTATTATTTAACCGTCAGCCTACACTTCACAAACCATCTATGATGGCGCATCAAATTCATGTATTAGATAGAGATGATGTCAATACATTCCGTGTAAATGTGTCAGCGTGTAAGCCATATGGAGCTGACTTCGATGGGGATATAACTTACGAAACAAATAAATTTTGTTTCACATCTTGTCCTCAACAGGTGAATGCTTAAGTGGTTGTGTATGACACCACTTAAGGAAAACATTGTAACATACACTTTAATATAATCACCTAGTTCTTAATGCAGGATTAAGAGCAAGATTTTCAAATTGTTCGGGAACACCGTAAAGTTTATTCTACCAAGCTAATAATGAAAATTATTAGTGGGGACGCGTAATGGCGTTTAAAGACATTTAATATGTCGAGGTAAAAATGAATAAAATGAGCGAAAGCGAAATCGGATACCCGCAGCCAAGCGCCTAAACTTAGAATACTATTCTAAGCATGGTGAAGGTTCAGAGACTAAACGGAAATCGGTTTTTATTAGCTAGTTACTAGCTGATTTAAGCTTAAGATATAGTCCAATAGTCCAGCGAAAGTTGGAATGTAAGTTTCCTTAAAAAGATTTTTCTAAAAGACGAACAGTCTCATGGAAATTCGGGAAATGTCATGGAGATGAACATACATTTAGCACAATCGATACAAGCACGAAATGAGTTAAAACGAATTGCTAATGTTAAATACCAAATTATTGGGGTTAAAAATTCAAACCCTATTATAGCCTGTCAACAAGATGCATTATCTGGTGCATTCTTATTGACACAAAGCAATATTAGAATAAAAGGCTCAGACGCAGCCAATATATTATCTAATACTTCCTCAACCACTAAATCTGAACTAGATATGAACAAAGAATACACAGGTCAGGAAGTATTTAGTTATATTATTCCAAAAGGAATTAATAATATGATTAAAAACGATAAAGGAGACATTAGTTTTCAAATTAAAGACGGTAATTTATTAAAGGGAATATTAAGCGATTCGTCATTATCAGTAAAGAAAAATTCAATTGTCCATTTCGTATGGGATAAGTATGGTCCAAATAAAACCAGACAATTTATTGATGATGTTCAAAAACTAGTATTAAATTTTTTATTACAAAGAGGTATGACTATTAGTTTTAAGGATGCTTTTTTAGAAAAAGATTTCGAGGAAAAAATTAAAAAATTACTAGATAATACCGTTCTTGAAAACAAATATATTTTAACCCAGTATGAAAATGATATTGACCAAATTTCACCAGCCATTATTGAAGCTGACTTGTATTCTAAAATGAACGCAATTGGTAGTGATATTGGTGGAACTATTAAAAAGAATTTGGATGTGTCAAACTTTTTCTGGGCTTTAGTGTATTCTGGTTCAAAGGGTTCCGATACGAATTTACAACAAATGATGGCTTGCATTGGACAACAAGCTATCGAGGGTAGACGTATCTTGAAAAAAGTAGAAGGCCGTTCACTAATTTACTTTCATAAAGATGATGACACCCCAGAAGCACGTGGTTTCACCCGGTCTTCTTTGTTAGACGGCCTAAAAGGTTATGAAGCCTTCATATTTACAACGGCTGGACGTGAAGGGTTGATAGACACTGCCATTAAATCAGTTACTTGGGAAACACCTATAGTAATTATTGAAAATAATGAACCCAAATATACTGAAATCGGAAGATGGATTGATAATTTATTAGAGAAAAATACCAGAAAGGTAAAACACTATACTGATCGTCAAATGGAATTATTAGATACCGATGGTATTGTTATTCCTACAACTGATGAAAATGGTGTAGTAACTTGGGGTAATGTATCGGCAGTTACTAGACACGACCCAGGAGATCAGTTATATGAAATTAAAACAAATGGAGGACGTAAAGTAATTGTAACTGAAAGTAAGTCATTATTAATTTGGGATAAAGAAACAAAGAAACTAAAAGAAATGCTTACACCTGATATTAAAATTGGTGACTGTGTTCCAGTGACAGAAAAATTATGTGAACCACCGGTTATATGTGAATATATTGATGTTTCAAAATATTTGTCCAAAAAAGAATATGTTTATGGAACAGACTTTCATAAAGCTATCGAATTAATGAATACAACTATGGAAGGTCGTTTTTGTGTACCAATAGGATGGTGGAATGAAAACAATGGAAAAAATTTCACTTTACCATATTCAAAGAAAGCTTCTTTACAAAGATGCTATGTTCGTTCAAGGATATTAAAGC